CGTTCACGCCGGTCCAGAGGCGGCCGGTGGGCGGGTCGAACAGCATCATGAGTGTCTTCCCGGCCCCGTAGGTCTGCAACCCCGCGTGCGTCCGCGCGGCGTTTGGCCCCCAGATGCTATTGTTACCGCGACGGCCCACGGCGTCGTCTTCAACCGGGTCGAACGTCGTTCCGGGGCCGTTGCTCGCGCCGACCATGATCTCGGGAACGAGAGCGTTGCAACCATTGTAGATGGTTGGCCCGCCCGCGTGCAGAACTTCCCAATAGACCAGCGGGTCAGTCGGGTCGATTCCGTTGAGCGTGACGGTGTAGGCTCGGTAGTCGTTGGAGCCTGCGTTGGTCAGTTTCGTATTGCCTTCGGACAGGATTCCCGTGCCGACGTAAGCCGGGTCCACGGTCCACGGGGCCTCTTCGCCCAGATCGAATCCAGTGAAGAGGGGGACAGTGTAGTTTTGGTGGACGGACGATCCCAAGAGCTGCAAGGAGCTGCCGTCAGGCACCGAGAGGGCCGCTCGGCTGTTCCCGGTCGGGACCGTCGCGAGCGCCGCCTGCGAAGCCGGGTCGGCTGCCCACGTGCCGTTCTTTCCGCACCAGAACTCGCCGGTCGCGTTATCGTAGGCCAGCATGAGGCGGTCGCCCTCGACGTAACCGATGGTCGGGGTCTGGGCTACGCCGTCAGCGATCAGTGCGCCGTCGGCCCCCCACGCGACGCCTGCGGCACCCATGCCGGTCGTCGCCTCGTCGTGGTTCGCGAGGTTCGAGGTCTTGGTCACACCGACGACCATACCAGCGGCAGGGCCTTTCACGTCGATCTCCCAATACTCCTTGAACTGAAGGTTGGCGTCATTGACCACGAACATGCCGTCTCCTGAAACTCCCGAGCGGTTCTTCACCCGGTCATTGTCGATGGTCCAGCCCGTCGGGACGTAGAGGGGGTCTATCCACGGCCCGCCTTGGTCCCACTCGAACGGCCCCTCGAAGAAGGCCGCAACCCCCATAGTCTGCCCCGTGGCCCCATAGTTCGCCCCGCCGATGATCGGCGTCGCCCGGGTCTTCCAGCCAAGGACTCCATACTCGGCCGTGCCGAAGCGTGCGACGACATTGATCTGCGGAACAATCACGTCGCCCGGCAAGACCGGGAAGTAGGATGCCCGGCCAATCACCGCCCCGGGGACCAAGGCATCGCCCACGTGCTCGCGCACGCTCTGGCCGTAGACGCCCTCGGAACAGAAGGCCATGTAGTCCGTCATGAGCGTGCGGACCTGCTCCGAGTCCTGCGGCACCCAGCGGCCGGGCATCCACGTCGCGAGGCAGCCACAAACGTAGGGGCAGGCGAAGCTCGTGCCGTTGATGTCCGCGTAGCGGTTTCCTCCCGGGTAGCCTGCGCCCATGACCTTGTGGCCGAAGCCGTAGAACTTTACGCGCGATCCGTAGTTCGAGTATGCCGCCCGGCGGCCGTCATAGTGGATCGCCCCGACGGCATACTCGGACGACTCTGCGGGCCAAGCCTCGAATGTCGTGTCGAGGTCTTGCCCGTCGTTCCCGGCTGCAATCAAGACGATGATGCCCGCGTTCTGAAGGTCTTTGATGATCGTTCCATAAGGGTTGGCAAGGTTGGCCCCTGCCGACCCGAAAGACAAGTTCGCGATGACGGCTTTCCCATCGGGGTTCTGCACGGGATCGGTTGCCGCGCCGAGCAGCGCGTTAAGGCCCGAAACAATCCATGCCGTCTTAGTGGTCCCGTCATCGTCCGAGAAGACCTTCACGTCCCAAAGCTCGGCTTCCGGGGCGATGCCGATGGTGTCTCCGGCCGAGATCGCCGCGCAGGCCGTGCCATGGTTCGAGGCTCCAAGCTGGGAGGTCGAGTAGTTGAAGATTCGCGTGACGCGGCCGGGGTTCTTGGCGAACTCCGGGTGTCCCCAGCGGATACCACCATCGACGATAGCGATGATCGTGCCTTGGCCCAGACGGTCAGTGTCGTAGCGCCACTTGAAGAAGTCAGGCTGCTTCCACCACGGATTGAAGACGCCCCGGTTTGCGTCCACCGTAGCCTTCAGGCGAAGCGCGCCGATCTTGTCGGTGAAGAGTCGGCCTTCCCGGATGAACTTCTCTTCGTAGGCCATAGGGGCGACCGAAGCCGCCCCGTCCATAGCGCCAGAGACCCGCTCGTCGTTAGCAAGGGTCAGCATGAGGTCCGCTTCGTCCTGCGGATCGCGCAGCTCTAACGTGAAGGCGCTCTTCAGGTGCTCGTAGGGCGTGACCTCCCCGTAGACGGAAAGCTCGTCCATGACCGCCTGCCGGGCGTGCGGAAGGTGGACCGTGATGACGATCATCGTGCGGCCTCCCCGCGCAGCGAGAGGAACACGTCGGTTATGTTGGCGTCCGGGGTCGCCGGGGCCAGCACACGGAGCGCATCGTTGACCACGACCGACGAGGGCAAGGCAAACTCAACTTGGGTCTCCCCGGCCGCCACGGTAGCCGTCCAAAGTTCGGTCCCGTCGTCAGACTGGAACTGGAAGACCGAAGGCCCGGCCGCAGCCGGGGAGACGCGGACGCGCCCCACCGTAGAGCCTTGGTCGAACCGAAGTCCCATCGTCTCGTGGAAGAGGATTTCCTGATCAGCCGAGAGCGGCCCGCCGTTCTGGACTCGCGCAGAGAGGTCCACCGGCTGCCGGGTCTTCTTCACGCCGATGATGTAGAGCTGGCCGCCCGTGAAGTTGCCCGAGCTGTCCCGCTGCACAATGACCGCATTGTGCTTCTCGGCCGCGCTGGAATAACCGACGAGGGCGATGTCTTGGCTCGCCCCCGGGCCAGAGCCCATGCCGTGATACATGGTGGGGAAGCCCGCCTCGCTGAAAAAGCGAAGAACCGCCGTGCCGATCTGAAGGTTTATGTCCGAAGTATAGCCCCCAAGCCGGAAAGCATCGGTCGAGGTCGTCCCCTCACCCGTGCCACCAACGCCAGACCACGCCCAGAAGACGGTGGACCACGTGCTCCCGCCATCGGCCGAGACCGCTACATCGGCGTGATCGTTCGCGTTGCGCAAGACGAAGTGCAACTCGTCATACTGGTAGAGGTTGTGCGTGTCGTCGGTCAGGACCACGTTGCGCACCCCGGCCAGATCGCCAGCCCAGAGAATGTCCGCGCCGCCGCCATAGGCGATGGGGCTGAAGTTCGCCGGGAGCGGGATGAAGGCGTTCGCCCCCTGATCCCACACGAGCGGCTGCCCGTTTTGGTCGCTGGACATGGCCGAACGGACTGCGTTGATTCCCTCGACCTCTTCGATGGTCGTGGCCGGGGGAGCGGTCTCGCCCGGCCCCGGGATGGTGATCTCGATCTCCCCGGGAACCGGCGACGTGATGCCAGCACCCGCTCCGGTGATCGTCAGCTTCGTTACCGCACCGCTGACCTCTCCGGCCGCCCCGTGGAGCGCAAGACCCCCGGTGAACGAGAGTTGGATCGTGTCGCCGGTCTTGACCGCGTTGAAGGCCGTCCCGAGGAACTGAAGGTCCATGACCTCGGGCTCGTCGAGAGACCCGGCACGGAACCGGATCGGGCTGCCGCCCCACTCCACGTCGTCTCCGGTCGAGTTGACCCGAAGCACCTTGTTCTGATTCGTCGCGATGCTCGGCAAGTAGGCGTAAATCGACCCGGGCAACATGCCGGAGACCCCGAGTGTGGTAGTCACGACCCGCACGTTGGTCACGTTTATCTGTTGCGGACCACCCGTGACGATTGTGTTGAGACGGAGCATAACCTTCGTCGTCCCGGTCGGAATGTTCGCGGCTGTATCTGCGAAGGTCTCCCAGAGCTGGATTGCCGAGTTCAGGCGGCCGCCCCCGACATACTGGCCGATGATCTGGTCGCTGGCGTCGAGGAAGTCCAGCTCCAAGCGCATGAGGTCATCCACGAGCCGGGTGTGCTGGTCCCAATAGACCGTGATCGAGGACGGGTCGGTCGGAAGGTCAATCACTTGCTCGATATACCACGGGCCGCCGATGCTGCCCTGAAGGCCCATGTAGGCGTAGCCGTCCGGGTGCAGAACGTGGTCAGCCTCACGATCCGGGGGAATGTAGACCTTCAGCGTTCCCGAGGCAGTGAAGTTCGTCCATTCCCCGAAGTCGCCAGACTGGAAGATGTGGTTCGGGACCACCCGATTCGAGGTCGTGCGAACGATCCGGCCGACCTGCCCGGCACCCACGGTCGTCACTGCGAGAGAGGTCTGCGCGTCACCGCTCGTGGTCTTGGTGGCCGAGGTTGTGTGGCGCAACCGATACCAGTCCCCGCCGATGAAGGTGACGAGGGCGGTCAAGGTCGTCGTGCCGAAGTAGTCTTCCTCGTCGGCCGAGCTGGCGACGGGAACCCACGTGACGCCCGCGTCTTCCGACCGTTCAAGCGTCGTCTCGATGGCCCCAGCACCGTCGGCCGTGTGCTTGGTGTGGGCGACGAAGACGGCCGTTCGACCTTCCTGCGACTCCGGGATTCGGATCGTGTTGTCGGCCGCGTTGAAATACTCGTTGTCGTCCGAGACGATGTTCCCAAAAGCCAAGGTCTCGGTCGTCGTGTCGATTACCTGCCCGGTCGTCTGGGCGAGCTGGATCAGAATTTGCGAGCCGGAGATGGACGTGCCACCCCCACCGCCGCCAGCCGCGAACTCGACCCAAGACGTGCCGGTCCACTGGACGTTGATGCCCTCGTCCACGACGTAGAAGTGCCACCCGGATTGCGGCGTGATGTAGACCCACTGCTTCGCCCCGGTGGGGCCATCCCAGACCGCCAGCTTGCTACCGTTGGTCGCGTCCCCGACGGGCACGATGTAGATGGAGCCCGCCGAGGGAGAGCCCGGCAAGGCCGACGTGCGCGACTGGACGCGGGCACCGACCACGGCCGAGAGAAGCCGCAGGTTGGTGTCCATGCCGGTGTTCCAGCCGTCGGCACCCAAGTCCCAGAAGGCGTTGAGGCCGAGGCCGGGGGTCTCTCTCATGGGCATATTCTATCCTCCGTAGGACAGGCCGTAGCCGTAGCCATAGCCCGAAGCGATTGTGATTTCGATCTCGTGGCCCTGAAGCGACTCGAAGCCGCTGCGGGTAGATGTCACCCGGACAATAGCCCGAGTTGCCGATCCAAAGGAAGCCTTCGGTATTGCATAGCTTTCGCCCGGCAGGTCTTCGATCTCGTTGACGACATCTCGCGTGTCGGCGTCGAGGATCGTGATCTTCGTGAGCTGCGACGGCTCGGGCGTGACGCTCGGGTCGTCCCAAGCGAGAACCTGCGTGTCTTCGGTCAGGCGGTTCCGGTTCGACCACGTGACGGGAATCTCGGTCAGCTCGTTCGCGTCAACCCGATCCCAAGCGGACCCGGCGACCCGGACATTCGCAGGCCGGAGGGGCAGCCAAGCGCGCTCGCCCGGCATGAATGTTTCGGTCTGGGCCAGAGACTCCGGGTAGGCCCCGAGGGTCGTCTGCATGACCATCTTGTAGTCGCGCGGCGAGAAGGCTGTTTCCAGCTCCGCGTCCGTGATGAAGTCCGTCGCACCAAAGAACCGGATCGGCGTGCCGATGGGCCACTCGCGCGGAACCGTGTCGAGAACGCCCCGCTTGATCGTCCAGTTCGACCCGTCGTTGTTCACGAACATGACGATCTCCCGGCCCTGCTCCGAACCGTCTTCGAGACCGATCAGGGCGAAGCCGCCGGGGGTGGGGCCGGAGCCGGTCGTGAGGCTGCTGAAGCCGGGCGTCAGGGTCTCGGCCTCCTTCACGAAGTCCTCGGCCAGAAGGCCGCGTGCGACCGGCATGATGGTGCCCGTGGGCTCGGCGTAGGTGTTGCCAGCAGCATCCACGCTCTCCCCGAGAATGTAGATCGCGGTCACGTCCGGGTTCGGGGACGAGGCGAGGATTCCGACGAAGGCGTCCGGGTATTCCACGCCGATCTGCGCCGTCGGCGGAATGAGGTTCGCGGCGAAGAAATACCCGAGCGTCATGAACTCCACATACTCGATGACCGTGGGCTCTCTGGCCCCCGATTCCAGCTCGGTCTCCGGGGGGAGAACGACCTGCGGCCGGGCGAAGCTGAAGATGTCCTGCGTCAGAGACGCGACGATCTTGGAGTCCCCGGGCTTTCCGTAGTTGATCTTGGCGATCCGCATGACCAGCTCTTCCGCGTCGTGCTCGGACGAAGAGAGCTTCAGCACGTCTCCGGGGGCATACCGCCAAGCCGAGCGGTCAACCTCGACCTCGGCCGTCGCGAGAGGCGCAGTCACGGCCGAGAGGTCGCGCGAGAGCACGATGGCCGCCAAGCGGCGATCCCGGATGCCGTAGTAGTTCCGGTTGTCGGAGATGATCTCCCCGCCGTTGACCACGATGCCGCCGAGGTCTTGCTGCGTGATGACCTCTTCCTCTTCGGTCTCCGGGTTCGTCCACGTCAGGTTGATCTCGTTGGTGATCTCGGTGGGCGACCGGCGCTGGAAGTCCCGCACGGTGCAGTTGGATTCGTCGAACACGTCGAGCGTGTCCGGGTCATAGTCGTCCCGGATCGGCTTCAGCACGAACTTCCCGGTCGCAGGATCGACGTAGAGGTTGGCTTCCACGTGGTCGAGGACTTCCTGCACGAAAGATTGGATCGACTGCTGCTGCGTCCAGATCATCGAGAGGCCGAAGCTCTCGTTGAAGAACACGTCGGCCGCCGCCCTGAAGGCCACGTCGTCGATGGCAGACGGGTGCGCGCCCATGCCCCACGCCCGGTCGGTCAGGGCCTCACGGATCATGTGTGCTGGGTTGGCAGACGGGTCAATCCCGCCGCTCAAAGCCTCGAAGATCAGGTTCGTGAGCTGGGCCGCCTCGTTCGCCCCGATCACCGGGACTTCCCCGTCGGTCGTGATGTCTTTCAGCGTGCCCGTCGTGTTGTCGAGGTTGTCGGACTGGTCGGTGTTGGGCTCCACGATATTGACCGAGTAACAGTCAACGTCCGTCCCCGCCCCGGTGTTGAACGAACCGGAAGAGCGGTCGAGCAGATCGCTCATGATTGTCCGGGCCTGCTCGTGCGTCGTCCCGGTCGCGAGGCCGTCCGTGATGAAGAAGTTGATCCGCCGGTCGAGGTTCGACGCCAAGGTCTGATCGAAGAACTCCACGGCCCCCTGCGCGGCTTGCGTGAAGTCCGTGCCTCCCCCGGCACCGTTGAGCGCGGTGTTCACGAAGCTTTCGGCCGAAAGCAGGTTGGCTTCGGTCACGTTGAGGTATGTCTGGGAGCTTCGATTGCCGCCCCAGATCGTGACGCCGAGGCTCAACTGCATACCGCTAAGGACCAGCCCACGGAGCTGTGCCACAAGCCCGGAGAAGGCGGCCTTGACCGTGTTCCGGCGATCCGCCGTCATAGAGCCGGAGTTGTCGATGGCGAAGTGAATGGCTCTCGGGGTTTCCAGCCCGAAGTAGATGGGAGCCCGCTCGGGATACCAGCCGTTCGGGATGCGTGTCAGATGGAAGGCGCAGGGCCAGATGTAGGGCTGGTTCGCGGACCAGTAGAACCCCCTGCGGCTCCCGACCTGCGACCCGCTCCCGTTCTCCTTACCGCTGAAGAGCGCCGAGAATAGCCCGAGGAACCCACTGACTATGGTTCCCCCGGAGCCGCCGTCGTTCACGTTATCGACCGGGGCCTCTTCGTTCGCCAAGCTGGGGTGCCCGGTCAGGAGGACATTCGCCAGACCGCGATACGCGGGGGCGTTCCCTGCGTTCCTGCCGACCTTGGCAGCGGCCGTGGCCGAGCTGAATTGGTCGAACGACCCGGGCTGGTAGACGGCATACCCTTGGACGCCACCTTCCTTCTTGATCCCGCCGTAGAGCTTCTGCTTGTTGATCTCGAAGACGGCCTCTTGGCCGACCCGACCCGACCACGCGATCTTGTCGTTGATTCGGATATGGTTGAGCCTATCGACGGGGCCTTGGCAGAGGCCGTAGTGGACGGAGCAAAAATACTCCGTCACTCGCATCTTAGGCTTCTTGCTCCTTTTACCCATAGCGGCGAGTCCTCGTCCTGTTCACGACCTGCTCGGCCCGGGCGTCGCCGGTCGCAAGGAGCGTGCTTGCCTTCACACCGTCGCGCAGAAAGGCACGAAAGTCGAGTTTGTTGGCCTCGAAGAACTCCCGCGCCCCGGCAGCACAATGCCCCGACTTGCGAACGTCCCCGATGGTGACGATGAAGTCCCCGATGTCCTGCGTGGTCGTCATGCCGTGATCTCGAAGTCGTGCTTCTCTTTGTCCCAGAAGCCGATCACGTTGCCGCCCTTCAATTCCAGCGATCCGAAGATCACGGGGATCGGCCGACCCGCTTCCGCCGTCGGGGCTTCGAGGTCAGACGATGCCGCAGGTTTCGCCTGCTTGGGCTTGGGTGCGAGGGCGTATGCCACGACCATGAGCGCGACGCCGATAGCGAGCTGGATCAGGAACCACCAAGGCATATGTCATCCTCCGTCAATAGAACTGGTTGGTCAGCTTCGTCGGGTTGTCCTTGGGAATCCAAGGCTGCCCTCCGAAGTTTACTACATTGTGGTGCAGATGCTCACAATCGGAAAGCTGGTGATTGCACCCAAGATATGCCTGCACCTGCTCCCCGGCCGCCAGCCCGAAGACATCGCCGTTGACGATAACCTGCGTGTTGGTCGCACCGAGCGTCAGGATCGTCCGGGTCTGCACGATGTCCGTCTCGTTGTCGGTCCACTGCACATAGCCGCCGACGAACTTGCCGACCGGCAGAGCGTTGAACCATCCGGCCTCGAAGGTGATGAAGTTCTTGCCGACATCGACCGCGAGCGGGTTGACCCTCGCCGCAGCCTTATTCGCCTTGCACTGGTCCCCGTAAAGCGCCCACGGGCAACCATACTGGTAGTGCCGCCGCAGCCCGGCTCGACGCATCGACGTGCTGACGGGCTCGGCTGCGATCTGCGCGAACTTGGTCTTCCGGGCAACCGAGATTATCCGGCCAGTCCAGACCACCTTGAAGTCGAGGTCCGGGTCATCCGCGTGCCCCTGATAGATGGTCAGGCGAATCGCGTGCGAGGGGAGCCGCCCCCGGAACATGGTCACGATGGAAGCGTTCGGCGTGATGTCGATCCGAAGCGTCGTGTTGTCGAGACTGTTCCCGGCCGCCTCGATCTTCTCCCGGCCGATGGTCGTGGGCAGATAGGTCTTGCCCCCAAACGTGATCGCTTGGTCTGCGTCCGTGTAGGCGAAGAAGGCGCTGTCCGTCTCGCCGTATTCGATCAGGAAGAGGGAGGCCATGAGGCCGTCTTGTTGGCTTGTCTCGCGGGCGTCGTAGGTCATGCTTCGTGCTCCAATGTCGTGACGGAGATCGTGATCTGGGCCACACCGTCTGTCAGCCAGTCCACCGTCAGGCGGTCACTGGCGAATCGGACAGGCATGATCCAGTTCATGCTTGTGATCTCCTGCGGGATGATGTCGTCGGGTGCCGGGTCGGCAAGGTTTATGGCCGAGTTCCCCGCCCCGTCCAGAGTGACCGATTCCACGGTAAGGTAGAGGTCGGCCAAGACCCCTCGGCGGCGCACGAGGATGCGCTTGTAGGCGAGGTCCGCCCCATAGGCCGAGGCGAAGTCAGAGCCGGGCACGGTGACGACGCTCTGGCCGGAGAGGGTCAAGCCGAGGGGCCTGATCTCGTCAGTCCAGAGCGGCATGAAGAACCGCTTCCTGCGGCCGCTGGATCGGTAGAACAGACCGAGGATGCGGTCGAGTTCCGTCATGTTGCGAGCGGCAAAGTTGAGCTTCAGCGTGCGCGGTGAGAAGGTGATCGGGAACAGCGCGTCAATGGCCCCCCGGTTGAGGTCCAGAAGCTCGATCTGCTGCTCGACCGAAAGCTCCACGCCGCGCCGCCAGTTCGGCCGCATGTCGAAGAACTCCACGCCGTCCAGCGTTACCGGGGCCGCACCAAAGGTCGGGTGCGGCGTGTCCACCGGGTCTCCCGTGAACTGCGTCTGCACCGTGGCCCGGTCGCTGGTCAGGACGTTGAACTCGGTCGCCCCGTCGAACCGGCCCTCGAAAGCGAGGCGAGCCTGACTCCCCACGGGGAAGGTCTGGCCGACGGCCGCCGCGAGGTTCACCTGCGAGCCGGAGATGCCGATCACCACGCCGAGCGCGGTCTTGCCGTCTCGGCCTTGCAGGATGATGTAGACGCCGGGCACGAGCCAGTCGGGCGTCGCCCCCTGCATGGTGAACGAGAGCCCGACGCTGGACAGGATAGAGGCCAGCACGACCGGCTCCCGGGGGTGCGGGATGAAGAACTTCCCGCCTTGGTTCTTGCTGATCCGGGTCAAGGCCGAGCGGAAGTTCTCGCCGCGCAGGACGGAGGAAAAATCGTAGTTCGTTCGCGGGTTGATTCGCTGCCCGATCCGTTGTTCGTGGCCGTCCCGGCTGACAATGATCTCGGTGCGGAACGCCAGCTCTTCCTCGTAGCCGTTCGACCATTGGATCGGCCAGCCCCAAAGCCGGTGGGAGGGCGTCGGCAGCGTCACGGCCTTCAGGTAGGCAGTCAGGGCGCGTGTGCTCCCAGAGATCACCGGAACCCCGTCTGCGCCCGTGTTGTCGAGCTTGGCCGTGTGCGTGGTCGTGCCGACTTCGATGTTCGCCGCGTAGCAGTTGACCGCCGTGCCGTTGAGCGTCGTGAAGGGGGCCGTGGACGTGTCCAGCACGTCCGCCAGCGTGGCCGCTGCCGTGTCGGCCGTAGACAGGGGGGTGGGCTCCCCGTCGGTCAAGAAGATCATCGAGCGGTCAGCGTAGGTCGTGCCCAGCGTTTCCTCGAAGAAGGTCAAGGCCGAAGGCGCGAAGGCCGCGAAGTTCGTGCCGCCGCCGTCGCCGGTCAACCTGTCCAGCCACGAGACCGCACCGCCAAGACCTGCCCGGGAGATCGACCGCCACACGCGAGTCTCGGCCGTGTCAGACCAGACGCAGAGGCCGAGATCGAGCGTGTTGCCGGGCGTGTCGATGAAGTCCGAGAACCCGTCAAGGAGCTGGATCATGGACATGCGCAGGGCGGCAGCTTTCGCACCGGCCATAGAGCCCGAGTTGTCGAGCGAGATGAAGATCGCCTTCTTCGCCATGTCAGACCCCCAGCGCGGAACGGACGGACGAGCGGTTGGCCGACACGTAGTTGAGAAGGACTTCCTCTCCGGCCCGGGTCTTCAGGGCTTCTTCGAGGAAGGACGTGCCGTCGAAAGCGTTGACGACGCGCGTGTTGCCGCCACGAGCCGGAGCCGACGGGGTTGCCCCACCGTTGAGCGCGTGGCGCGGGTCGTCCCGGGTCAGCATCTCTTCGCCTTGCTTCGCAATGATGGGAACCTCGCCCGGCCGCAGACCGATCATGCCGCCCGTGTGGTAGCGCATGGCCCCTGCGAAGACGGCCGGGTTCACCGAGCGGGTCTGGTTGCCAGAGCCCACCCGAGAGCTGCCCACGACGCCGCCCGTGTGGCCCGCGCCGATGCCGATCAGCGCGCCGAAGCCGGTGCCCCCAAAGGCGGCCTTCAGGGCGTTGAGGATCGCCTGCTGGACGATCATCTTGGCGATCTGAAGCAGGAAGTCCGAGGCGAACTGAAGGAACGCTTCACGGGCAGCCTGCCCGGCGTCCTCGCCGTTTGCCACGGCCTGCGCGAACTTGTCGAAGGCTCCGGTCAGACCGTTGATGAAGAGGTCTCCGACGCGCGACCAGTCGAGGTAGTTCTTCGTGGCTTCCTGACCGAACCGACGGGCGCTGGCCGTGGCCGCGTCGAGCTGCGCAATGGCGGTCTCGGCGTCAGCCCCACCGACGGCTTCCCAGAGCTGCCGGGCCGTGTCGATGGCGGCCATCATCTCCGCGTTGACCTCGGACATGCGGACGCGCAGCTCTTCGGCCAGCTCCGTGTCGCCGGACTCTTGGGCGATGCGGAACTGCTCTTCCAGAGCGTTGCGCTGGGTCAGCAGTTGGTTGACCCGCTCTTCGGCTTCCTGCGCACGCTCCTTGCCCGCGTTGACGCGATCCTGCGCGGTTTCCAGATCGTAGAGGGCACCAGCTTGTTCCCGGATAGTCGCCAGTTCCGCCTCGGAGATGTCCGGGTCTTCCCGGCGGGCGTCCCGCACGGCTTCCCGGATCGCGGCTTCACGCCCACGCTCGGCGTTGATAAGGCGCTGCTGTTCAAGCTCGAACTGACCGTCTGCCAGCCGCTCGTCCGTGGCCTCCTGTGCCCGAGCTGCCCGGCGCTCTTCCTCTTCCGCGAGGCGGCGCTGCTCTTCGGCCCGGCGCTCGTCCGCTTCCATCCCCCGGCGCGCGGCATCCTCGTAAGGGTCGGTCGCGACAAAGAGCCCAGCTTCCTGATTCCGGCGGCCCCGGTTTACGCCGTCGTTGTCGCCGCCAAGCGAGCGGATGGCTTGGGCGATCTCTTGGTTCGTGCCGGAGCGAACCGCTTCCGCGATCCGGTCAGGGATTTCCCCGTAGTTGTAGGCGATGGAGATCAACGCCGCTTGTTGCTGCGGGTTGAACGTGTCGAACCGGCTGCCCCCGGCGGCCTGCCGCGCAATGGGGCCGAACTCGGTTTCGATCCGGCGGATCAGATCGCGGTTGGCATCGGCCACCGAGACGCGCATCCCCTGCGTGACGCGCTGGATCGTGCCGTCGGACAGGGTGATAGTATCCGAACCGTAGCCCGTGCGGTAGGCGTTCACGTCCCAATACGGGGTCTCGCGGAAGCCCTCGAACTGGCGCAGCAGGGAGGCCGCAGCTTCGGTTCCCGTGTCGCCCCGAGCCATCCCGGCGACGCTGTTGCCATACTCCACGTCGAGGGCATCCTGCGCGGCAGCCACGCGGCCCAGAGCCGCCGCCAGCTCGTCCGCGCTCTGGGCGTTTTCGATGGCTTGACGACCCAGCTCTTCGAGAGCCTGCGAGGCTTCGATGTATTCCAGCTCGCGGTTGACCGACTCGATGCCCTCGGCCATCTCGCGCATCGCAGCGGTGAAGGCAGCAGACTTCTCGGCCGCGACCTCTTCGATGCTACGGCCCGCCTCTTCCGCAGAGTTCCCGAGGTCGTCAAAAGCGGCCTGCGCGTCTTCGGTATCATCACCCAGAGCGCGCACGATATTCCCGGCTTCCTCTGCCGAGTCCCTCGCCTCTTCGAGAGCCCGAGCCGCTTGGATCACCCGCTCTGCGAACTCGGTGGATTCGTCGGAACCTTCGCCCAGCCGTTCGACCGCCTCGTCCACGGCGTCGTAGAACTCTTCGGCCGACGAGTTGCCGTTCGAGAACTCCTGCGAAAGCCGCTCGATCTCGTCGCGCAGCTCGCCGGGCACATTGCGAACCGAGGCGCGGAGGTTGTAGCCAAAGAAGTTGGTCCAGAAGTCCTCGGTGCCGCTGGACGTGGAGTCGAGCGTGTCTTCGAGAGACCGCACCGCTTCTTCGATCCGGTTGAGGTTCGCCTGCGCCTCGGTAGCCGTCAGGTCGTTGAGCTGGTTGCGCCAGTCCTCGACCGAGCCGCCCACGGCGTCGTAGGCGTTGCGGACTTCATCGACAATCTTCTGGTGGGTGTTGAGGGCTTCAGTCGCCTCGTCCGCCCGGGTGGCCCAGAGGCCGATACCAACGGAGACGGCCGTGACCAGCAGGCCGATCCCGGTGGACGACATGAGCGCCCGGATCGCGAGGGTCAGGCGACCCACGCTTGCCGCAGCAGCACCGGCCGTCGCAGACGCCGTGGCCGTCCCGGCGGCGAAGGCGCGCATCCCGACTGCCGCGCCAGCCAACATGGCCGGGAGCTTGGCAAACTGCGCGACCATCGCCACGAGCAGCGGGGTCAGCTTCAGCCCGAGGAAGCCGGTGATCGCAGCGACCACCAGATCGAAGTTGTCCGCCAGCACGCCGAGCGTGTCGATCAGGACGGCAAAGGCCGCAGACGCCCGACCAAGGAACGCCTCGAAGTCCGCGTCCTGAAGCAGCGTCGTCAGCTTGTTCGCCAGATCGGTGAAGGCCGCGATGAAGCCCCCTTCCCCGAACTGGACAAGAGCTTGGAAGGCGGCGTTCTTCAGGCGGCCGAGAGCAACCGACGTTCCGGCCAGCGCGTCAGCGAGGCCGGGGCCGAACCGGCGGGACAGTTCCTCGGAGAAGGGCACGAGGGCGTCGGCCGTGACCTCCCCGGCCTCCATCATCTTGATAAGCTCGGCCGTCGTGACGCCGAGGCCGTCGGCCATGATCTGAATCGCACCCGGCAGACGGTCCCCGAGCTGTTGCCGCAGCTCTTCCATCTGGACCGCGCCCTTCGACACGATCTGGGTCAGGGCCGTGAAGACCCCGGACATCTCTTCAGTCGTCGAGCGGTTGACCCGGGCGGCCTCGGCTACCGAGATGAAGATTCGGCGGGTGTTCTGCCCCGCGAGGTTCGTGCCCTGCGTGGCAATGGCGAACTTGGAATACTCGGTCGCGAGCGTTCCAAGGTCCACGCCGAGCCGGTTGGCTGTCCGCCGCAGGAAGTCCATCTCCTGCGCCGCCTGCCCCACGTCCCCTTCGAGGGCGACGTTGAGGCGGGCCTGCGCCGCTTCGAGGGTCTGGTATGCGCCAACAACGCCCCGGAGGACTTCGATCACCCCGTAGAAGCCGCCGTAGGCCGCGATCAGCGAGAGGACTTCACCCCGGAGCCGCTGGGTGTAGGAGAGCGACTGGCGGGTGTCCCCATAGAGGCGACGGTAAGCGTCGGCCAGACGGCCCGTCTCCGTGGCTCCACGGCGCGCTGCGTCCGCTTGGGACCGGGAGGCCCCCGCCAGCTTCGCAACGGAGCCTGCGGCCCTGTCTGCGGCTTGGTGGACGCCCCGGATCGCCTGACGCTGGCGGAACCCGTCGTTCGCTACCTCCGTCATGGACGCTGCGAGCTTTTCCTGCGCCGCGATGAAGCGGGCTTGCCCGTTGGTGACGGAGAGCATGTCCTGCGAGACTTCGCGGTAGGCGTTGCCCATCCGCTGAAGAGTCTCTTCCTGAAGCATGAAGGACATCTGGGCTTCGTCGGCCCGCTGGGCGAGGAACTGGATTCGCTGCGAGACCTCCCGGGTGGGCGGCCCTGCCTTCAACATCGTGGCAGAATACGCGGAAGCCACCTTGTCGAGTCTCTCGAACTCTTCCCGTGCCTTGCGTGCCGCAATACCCTGCTCGACGAGCTGCTGTTCGAGATTGCCCCGCGACACGTTGGCCGAAGCGGCGACGGCCGAATCGAACCGACCCGCAGCTTCCGCCAGTTCGACATAGGCCCCCTCGGCGCGGCCGAGCTGTTCGACCTGCCGGGCCAGCGCCCCGCTCGTCTTTTCCAGATTGCCTTCGAGGCGGGACTGGTCGGCCGAGGCCGCCTTGGCCCGCGTGCCGAGCCCGGTCAGGTTGCCGCTGATCTTCCCGAGGATCGTTTCTTGCCGGGCGAGGTTCCGGGCCGCAGCTTCAGACTGACCCGCAAACAGGGTCACGGCCGAACCGGCCGAACGCAGCTCGCTTTCGACCGCGTTGTATTCGGCCCGGAGCTTGGTCAGCTTCTCGGTCTGCGAGATCAGGTTCCGCTCGGCCGCCGCGAGCTGGTTGGTCAGGGTGCGCGTGGGGTTGGTCGTCGCGGCCATCTGCTCGCGCAGCTCGCCAACACGGGCGGCCGTCTTCTCGAACGCCGTCTGCGACTTGATGATCTTGGGGGGCAGCCGGTCGAACCGGGCCGAGAGCTTTTCAACGGCCGCGACCGACTGGTCATAGGCCCCTGCCAGCTCCTTGCTTTCCTTCTTCGCCCGGGCAACCGCCTGCGACTGGCGGTTCTGCGCAGCGGCCGCACCGTCGAGCTTCTGCTGGTATCGGGTGGTCGCCGTCTCGGCATTGCGCACGCGGCGTTCGAGCTGGGCAAACTCGCCTTGCGACGAGGCGACCTCTTTCTCCAACCGGGCGACCGCACCGGCCGCCTTGTCCATGTCCTGCGTGAACGTGGCCCCGATGTCGAGGCTCTTCAGGCTCTTGTCGAGCTGGCCGATGGCAGCGCCGAGACCTTGCAAGGCCCCTTCAGTGCCATCGGCCTTTTCCTGAAGGCCGGTCTGCGCGTCGATGAAACCGTTGAGCGCCTTCGTGATACTCTTGACGACGTTCTCGGCTTCGTCCTTGGCACGGATTACGAGGTCTACATCTTTCCGTGCCATCGGCAGCTCCCTATTCTTCGTCGAAGAGCCCCGTGTTTTCCGCGCTCTCTCCCAACAGTCCGTTGATCGGCTTGGTCTCGATTGCGAGGGCTTCTATCTGCTTTGTAAACGCAGTGCGCGCTTTTGGCGATAGGATTCCCGCCACGCAGAGCTGAAGCAGGTTTGCCTCGGTCGTGATCCGGCCATTCTCCCGAGACACAATGAACGCCGCCTCGTCGGCCAACCGGCCAAGGGGGTAGTCGAAGGCGTGCAGGTGGTTGTGGCTCAAACAGAGATTCGCCTGCCTTCTTAGTCCCCAATACCATTCTGCGAAGGTAGGCCCGCTTTGTTCGTCAGAGCCCCAGAGACCCCCACCAGCATCCGGGTCAGGGACTCGACGAACTTTTTTACCTCGCCCTCCGAGGCGAAGGTGAGTCGGAAGACCTTCTCGATGGCATCGACCTGCACCGTGATCGGCAGATCGCGGGCCATAGCGATGCCCTCTGCGTCATAAGAATCAGACGCCAGTGCGATGACCTCGGCCGCGATGGAGGGGAACTCCCGGGCAAGGTCGAATATGAGTTGCCGCACCATGTCGGTCGAGAGCGACCCGGGCTCGCTGCGGCCGCTTTGCAGCCTGGCGAACAGGATGCCGAGGGTCGAGCCGTGCTCGGCCACAAGCATCATGAGGTCGTTCGTGGACGCGGCCCGGACATCGAAGCTCTGGCCGTCGGAGAGTTCGACTGGCTCGCGCCGGATGCGGATGGATTTCAGTTTTCCCATAGTGGTTTCCTTTGGTCAGCGGGGGAGGGGGAGAGGTCGGTGTGGGGGCCGAAGCCCCCACCCGGTTATCAGACCACGAGGGCGGGCTTGCCGTCCCGGTAGATCGCCTCTGCGCCCGTGGGCTTGAGGATTTCCATCGAGAGCGGAATCTGCTGCCACTCGTCGCCCTTCAGGGCGTAGTCGCCGTTCGGCGTCAGCTTCACGTAGGGGAAGAAGAACTGGCAGTTGTCCCCCTTCGGGTTCTTCGTGACGTAGCGGATCGCGCACTCGACCGGCTCGGAGCCGGAGATGACGCGGGACCGCGAGCTGGCCGCGACGGCATAGGTCACTTCGATGTTTTCGCCGTCAACCGCGATGGTGGACGTGTCGATGAAGTGGATCATGCCGTTGTCGTAGTCGATGGTGTAGTCTTCGTCCACGACCAGCGGCGTGCCGCCGGGGGCGACGGCAACCGCGAAGCCCGTCTCGTCGATGCCGAAGTAGCCCGCCGGGTTGGATGCGGTGACGCCCAGCTTGTAGGAGTGGCCCGCCTCGATCCCGGTCAGGGTCTCGGTGGACGATACGACCGAAGCCTGCGCAACGGTGCTCTCCGAACCGAAGAAGAACAGCGCCACGTTGCCGGGGTCGATGTTGTCCGTGGTCATCGAGCCGGTGCGGTTGACTTCCAGCAGCACCGAATCATCCTTCTCGCGGATGCCCTCGTCCGAGCTGTAGTGGTCCAGCGTCTGGGATTCGATGTTCAGCGAGAACTCGGGCGTGTTGCCGATATAGCGGTAGGCCCCATCTGCGACGCCGTTCACGTAGCGCGAGATGTAGACCTTGCCTCGGCCGAGGGTATAGTTTTGCTTTGCCATGTCGTGTTCCTTTCAGTGGCTCCTGCGTTCACTCTTCGTAAGGGTCTTCCAAGTTTTCCACCAAGTCCAGCGTGACAGTCAGCCAAAAATAGGCTTTCGCAGAAACCTCTTCAGGCGGTCGGACAACCCCAGCTCCGATATACATCTCCGTGACATTCCGGCCAAGGCCGAAGATTCCATCCTCGGGCTTGTCCCAGTCCATGCGCTTGCGCTCTTTTGCAAGGCACCGCTTCACGTCCGCCATAAGCAGGTGCGCCGGGTCCGTCGGGTTCTCCCGATCATCGTTGACCCAGCCTTGGATCATAAGCTCCCACGGCCCGGAGACGGTGGGCGACGCGGAAGGTGGCGGAAGCTGGTCGAGGGGGATGGGGACTTCGAGGATCGCCAGCGACGGGATCGGCGTCTCCGACCCGAAGACGATCCGGCCCCGGAACACGTTGCCGTTGAGGTCCGTCGCATACCCGTTCGCAATGCTGATCGTCTTCAGCACGTTGGTCATTCGCTTGTGGACTTCGAGGCGGATGGGGTTTGCAAGGGGCATATCAGATGTCCAACAGTCTAAGGAACTCGGCGGTCAAGTCATTGGCTACCTCGGGTGCCATATCGGAGGCAACCCCAGAACCGTCATTGGCCCGGAAAATCTGGGACACGGACGGGCCGTAGAGAAGGTATAGCCCATTCTCGACACGTTTGGCGAACGTCTTGTTCTGAAGGCTCTCCCCGGGGCGCAGGCGGATCGCGAGGCCGAGGTTGTATTTCGTGTCGGTGAACGAGTTCCCGCGCTTCAGGGGGATGACGAACGCCTTCTTCATGAGGCGTGCTTTGCCCGGGGAGACCTCGACGTAGACGCCCCGCTGGCCCTTCCTCGCGCCGCCGGGGATGAACTGTGCGAGAGACGTAGCGCGGCCCTGCGCGGTGATCCGAGCTTCGAGGCTGCGGCCCTGCGCCTGCTTGGAGACATAGAACCGCTTCTGCGAGGGGGAGACATACCGGGCCGGGAGATTGACCTGATCCCTGATCTTCCGGGCTGCCTCGGCGCGTGCATCCCGGGCGACCTTGTTGATCGCGCGGACGGCGGCCGTGTGGCGGCTCTTCGAGTCCAGACCTTCCAGCAGATCGACTTCCAGCCCGTCCAAGAAGACTGCGAACTGGCCTGCCATTCTACGATCCCTCGGGAGTGGTCTTCCCCGCCAATTCAGCTTCGGAAGCCGGTGTAACTTCGGCCGTGACCGTCTGGCCGTAGCGCAGGCGCGTGTTGTTCACCCAATAGCCTTCGGTCGCGGACAGGACCACCAGAGCGCCCCGGGGAGGGGAGGCCGTGGCCCCGACAAGGGGTTCAAGCTGTTCGCACCAGAACACGACGGTCTCTTCGTCGTCGTGGGTCTCGGCGTAGCTCAAATTCGTTCCGGCCAGATCGCCCACCAGTGCCGCCTTCTCATGGTGGCGGACGGTGATAGGTGCCGGGGGCTCGACTGCCGGATCAAGATACAACATGGCAGGACGCCCCATAAAGCTATGGAGCGCCGCACGTGCAGTAGCCTTGACCCGGCTGATCGACATGGATCAGACCATCGAATCCGAACGAGCGTCGGTCAGGGCCTTGACCAGATCGTCTTTCAGAGCGTCGGAAGCATACTCGACTTCCAGCTCGTCCAGCTCGGCCTTGATCTCGGGCACGGTCATGTCATCCGGGGCCTTGGGCTCGCCGGTCTGTGCCTGCTGCTTCGCCGCAGCGGTCGAGCTGGTCTTGGTGTTCTTCGCCGGGGCAGCCTTGGCCGCTTTCTTCGACGTGTCCTTGCGCGCCGCCTTCAGAGCGATCAGCTCTTCGGCTTCCTCGGCAGTCGCCGTGAACGAGGCACCGGCCAAGATGGTCTCGGTCTTCGGGGGCACGGCCTTCGAGGTTGCGGTGGCTTCCTTGCCGGGCTTCTCGGCCCGTTGGATGGTGGTGATTGCAATCATGTCCATGATGGGGACTCCGTTGGTCAGGTGAAAGGTGGAAACCCAGCCCCCGGGAGGGCTGGGTCAGTCTTCAGATCAGGCGACGACCCGCACGCGCGCCGTGCAGTTCGGGTTCGTCGGGATCATGAGCGGCGCGGACTGGCTCATGATGAAGCGGGCGCTGGGGTCTTCCTGATCCCACATCTTCGTGAAGATGTCCGCCACTTCGAGGTTGGCCGCGTTGTCGAGGATCGCGCCGAACGCCTTGACGCCATCCACCGCCGGGCTCACGAACAGCGCGTCGCGCGGGTCCATGATGTCGGTGTAGCTGCCGTCGTTGTTCTGGTGCTTCGAGCCGGGGCCTGCGTAGCGCCAGCAGCGAACACCGGAACCCAGCGTGCCGAGGTAGGTGAACGGGTTCATCGGATCAGTGCGGATAAGGCCACGCTGAATGTCCACACCAGTCGTGTTGGTGTAGCCCGAGTTCATCTTCTTCTCGATGTCTTCGGAAGCCATGAAGGGCACGGCAGCCGAGGAACCGAGAATGATGTCCGTCACCGAACCGCCGAACTCTGCGTTCGCCACGAGGTCGATGTAGCTCTGGCACGAGGTAAACACGTTCACCCCGGCTTCGCCCCAACGAGCACCAGCACCGAGGGTGATGGTGTGTCCTGCGTCGCGGCCGAAGTCCAGAACCACACGCTGCCCGGGGCCACCGGAGGGGCCTTGGTAGGTGATGGTGATCTGACCGTCGAGGATGACCTTGGCGGCCATGTAGTCCCAGAGACGGTGGATCGCGTCACGCTGGTAGTTCGTGATGCGGATCACTTCGGCGTTGTAGCGTGCCTGCGGAGACTGAAGCGCCTGACGGCGGGACAGTTCGCCCGGCTGAAGGGCCAGCATCTCGCTCGGGCGGATGGCGTCCTTCGGCTTGGTGTAGGCAGGCTTGAACGATTCGATCCGTTCGCCTTCCCGACGGTAGATCGGCTTACCGGGCTCGTTCGGCAGCATGAACGGCGCGATGGGGCGCGATGCGTTGATCTTCGAGAACGCGATCTGCTCCTGCGTGGAGAAGAACGAGTTCGGGAAGAACATTTCGAGCCACTGGCTCGTCTTGATCGTCTGGCGCGGGTCAAACATGACCCGGTAGAGATCAAGGGGGGTGTAAATATCGAGGGCCATGTCGGTCTCTCTTCCTTTCTGTCTATGACTTCCGGGTCTGGGATCAGACCGTCATGGTCGTGGGTTTGCGGATGATGATGTTCGTCGGGGTGGGAGCCCCACGGAACGCTGCGCGACGGAGGGCGTCAGTGCTGAAGCCCGCCTCCCAGACCAGAAGGTCAGGGTTGAAGACGCCGCCTCGGACGACTTCGACTTCGACCGCACCGGCTGCTTCGCCAGTCGTGTCGATGGCATACATCACGAAGCCGATGGCCTGCACGTCGTTCGCGGGGGTGACCGCATCCAGAACAGCAGGGATGATGTTGCCACCACCGTCGAAGCCCACGACTTCGCGAGCTGCGAGGTCCATGCCGGCGGCGACCGGAAGGGCCTCGGTGTAGAGGGCCGGGGTGTCGCCAGTGACCAGCGGATCGGGGCTGGCGTTGATGATGTCGGAAGACTGACCGGCGACGCCAGCCGTGAGGTCGCCGTTCTTCGGGTTAATCGTAGCCATGTTGGATTACCTCTTTGGCTTGGGGTTGCATGACGCCCCTATGGGGTCGCCGGGGGAAAGATCAGTTGGTCTTCGCCGGGGCGTAGCCCGCCGAGGCGAAGATCGAGTCCGGGATCGACATCTGGTCGTTCCCTTCGTCGCCGGTTTCTGCGCCGACGTTCGGGTTGCCCGTCTCCATCGCACGCTCGAAGCCCGACTTCTGCTGGCCCTTGGGAGCGTCGCCTTTGGGGGCCACGGCTTCTTCCGGCAGCTTCGCGAGCTGTTCGCTGGCCTTGTCGGCGGGGACGCCGAGATCGACCATCATCTGCGCTGCGGCCGGGCGCTTCTTCGCCTCGTCCGAGCCCATGATCGCAGTCACGCGCTCGCGCTCTGCGGTCACGCCGTCATTGGTGCCTTGGGACTTGCCCTCGGCCAACCCGGCCGCATGTCCTTCAGCCTTTGCGGCCGAGATCGCTGCGTCCATCTGTTCCTGCGTGAAGCTCATTTGTTCATCCTCTGCTTCGGCCACTTCTTGCGTGAAGATGACCATCTCTTCGTCAAGCGCCCCGATCCTATCCGCAAAACCCTGCGCCGTGGAGTCCTGCGCGTCGTAAGTCAAAGCCTCGGTGGCTCTGACATCTTTACCCTCGATCCCACGGTTCCGGGCAACCATTCCCGTGAACGAACCGTAGATTTTGTCGATTCTCCCCTGAATACGGTCTTTTACCGAATCAGGCAACTTCTCGTAGGCATTGCCGTCAACCTTATGTTTCCCGGCGTAGATCAGGGTCATCTTGATTCCCATGCGTTCCATCGCACCGGACACGTCGATATGCGCGGTGACGACGCCGACCGAGCCGGTGCCTCCCGAGCGCGTGACGACGACATCGGTTGCCGAGCTGGCGAGCGCATAGGCCGCAGAGTAGGCGTGATCCGCTGCGAACGCCCGGATCGGCTTTTCCTGCCGGGCCTCGTAAATCTTGTCGGCCAGCTCGAAGCAGCCCGCAACCTCGCCGCCGGGGCTGTCGCAGATCAGGGCAATGGCTTTCACCTGCGGGTCGGCAACGCCCCGGGCCAGCGCCATCTCGATATACTTGTAGCCGGTCGCCCAGCGGCCGAACTGGTAGCTGAAGCGATTCAGGAGCGTGCCTTGCACCGGAATCTGAAGCACGCCGTTGTGGACGACGTAGGGGCGGTAGGGGTGTTCGTCCCGGCCCCAGAACTCGTCTGCCTGCATGGACGCGGCCGACATACCCTCGTTGAGCAGCTTGGCCGCGTCCGGGTCCGTCGAGAGATACTGGATCGTCGAGGCGATGACATCGACCTTGGCAGGCTCGATCAGCAGTGGCTCCCCGGAGAAGGCTTGCGCCAGCGGGTGAAGGTTATTCGTCGGCATCTTGGCCCTCCGTTCCGTCGTCTTCCTGCTCTCGCGGAGTCCCGGAGGCGGCGTTGACGCTGTTGTCTTCCTGAAGCTCGATGTTGCGCAGCTCCCGCTCCTTCTTCTCGCGTTCGAGCTGGGCGTAAGTCTTGCGCCAGTCTTTGCCGAGCCGTGCAAGTTCGTCCTCGTGCGTGGAGAGACCATACTTGATCCGCAACACGGCCGCTTGTGTTTCTTTCAGCTCGTCGATCTGGCCGCGCGCCGCGCCGATCCAGTCCGCTTCCGCCAGCGCGTCGAACATGAGGTTCTGGTAGCCGTTGGTGTAGAGCTTGTCAGCCTCGGACGCAGGGAAAGTCGTGAGCATGTCCTTGTTGATCGCCTCTTCCAGCCAGAGCCGGTAGATCGAGTTCGCCATCGCGTCCGCGATGATCCGCTTCCGGGACTGCATGAACTTCCACGTGTTCGACATCGCCGCCCGGGCGGACGAGTAGTTCGTCTTGGTGTAGTCCTTGGATAGTTCCTCGTAGGACACGCCGAGCGAGACCGCGACGTAGCGCAGCAGCGATTGCTCGAAGTCCTGACCGACGCCCTGCGGAGCCCCGGCGTTCTGGAAGTTGAGCTTGGTGCCCGGGAACAGGTGCGGGATTTTCACCCCGTCGATCAGCATGTTCTTCGAGGCCCCGACATACTCGTTGACGGCTTCGAGGAAGTGCGAGGCGTAGTCCACCGCACCGGAGCCAAACGACCCCTGCCCGCCGCCGCCAGCCCCGAGCTGTTCGTAGACCGCCTGCGCGGGCAGCTCCGATTCGATGGTGGCTGCGTAGGTCGCCGCGAGGACGGCCTTCTGAAGCGTCACGTCCCGGAACTTGCGGGTTATCGCAATCTCCCGGAGACCGGCAGCCATGTCGGCCACGGCCCGGGTCTGGTCCACGCGCTTCTGCTCCCGGAAGTAGAGAACCTGCGCACGGCCCCAAGGCTTGCGCCACGGCACTTCCTTCCACCACTGCTCCATGCTTCCGGCCGAGCCGTAGGGGAAGTGGTAGTCGGCTGGGTGCCGGGTGCGGATGAACGCGGAGATCGGAGCACCGTAGGGGTCTTTCTTGATCCCGCCACGGATGCGCGAATCGAACTGCATGGTGGTCGGCGTCGAGAGTCGGTCAGGGTCGATCATCTGGATCGCCGTGTTGAACTCCCGGGCCTGCTGCTTCGGCCACTCGACCGTCGCCAGAACCTCGCCACCGAAGACGGTCACGCCCACGGCCAACCGGATCAAGCCGGTGAAGTCATTCTGCCGGGAAGCGTCCACCCAATTCTGCGGGCTCTCGGCCCAGAGGGTGAACTTCTGCTCGACCTCTTCCTGAAAAGCCTCGGCCCACTCTTCATCCTTGCCCAGCACGGCCCACGAGGGCTTCGAGTTGAGCATGTAGAAGGCCCCGACGATGGAGTCCTTGTGGAGCTGCGCCCCACCTTGGACGTAGCCGTCATTCCGGCCGAGGTCGCGCGCTCGTGCGTCCAGCGTGTCCTTGTCCGGGAGCATGTCGAGGTCTGCCGACTGAAGCGCGGGCCGCCATCCTGCGATCTGCTTGTCCATGCGGGCTGCGCCGTCATAACCGCCACGCCCCAGCGCGGCAGAAACCGGCAGGGGCGATCCGACTAGGCTGTCAATTTCCCGCAGCTCGTGCGTGGTCAAGTCTTCCATGTCAGAGCATCCATGCGTTCAACGGCCCGGTGATCCCCGTCGGCTTGCCGAGAAGGGACTTCAGTTCCGTGATGTATGCCTGAAGACGACCTGCATTGGCAACCGCGAACTCCACACGCTCGCCGTTCTGGTCAACGAAGACCCGGGCTTGCTTGCCGAGGCGCAGGTCGTGATATGCTGTCTCTGCGTCCGCGAGGCGCGTTTCGTAGAGGGTCCGCTGTTCGGTAGTAAGGTTCATGCGAGGCTCCCTGCAAGGTCTTTGAACGAGCGCCGGGTCTTCTGTTCCGCGTCAAAGGGCTTATCGTTCACAACCGGGTCAAATACCAGATCGTTCTCGTCCCATTCAGCAGCCCAGAGCGGAGGTTCCCCTACGAGGTCGAGCCGTTCAAGGTTGATCGTCGGTGTCAGAGTAGCCGCCATGCAGTAAGCGAGCAAGTCCCAGCTTTCGTTGCGGTATCTCTTGGGGTTGAGCCAGCCCTTGTTCGGGTCTTTGACCTCGACCGTCAGCTCGGTATAGAAGTTGTCGCCCAGCCAATTCGGGAACACGAACCGGCCGCCGGGCTCCGTGCGATCTAGCCGGTGATCGACCATATCCTTGACCAAGTTCGTGTTGATGAAGAGCACCGGGATTTCCCCGCGTGCGCCTGCATGTCGGTCTTTTCTTTGGGAATCAGGGAAGTCGATCTTCACCCGGGGGGCGTTCTTGGTCGAGGCACCCTTCAGCAGAGTGAACCGCCCAGCCATGCCGTGCTGCCACTCATACTCGCCTTGGTCCTCGGTCGGGAGGGGCTTGCCGTCTTCGCCCACGGGGTCGCCGTGCCGGAGCCAGCGCACGAAGTCATAGGCGTTCGCCGTGACGCCCTCTTTACCGCCAGAGTCGCAGACGGTGAAGCGAATCGCCATCCTGCGCCCCGAGCCGTCGCCCAGCTCGTAGCTCTTCTGGATCACCTGCTCGGCCACCAGCTTCCAGTCCTCGGGATAGGCCCCGGGATTCACCCAAAGCACCTGATCCTCGCGCTCCGGGTCCGGGCGCTTGGAGTGCCGAATCTCGAAGCGGTCGATCACGTAGATGTCGCCGTTGGCCGCGATCCCGTGAACCTGCACGACGAAGCGGTTCTTCTGCACGTCGATTGAGGCGACCAAGAACCGGACGCCGACCGGAACAACCCGGTCGCCCAGATCGCGAGCCCGGGCCTTGATCGCTTCCGGCACCCGGTCGTTCGCAAGGCTCTTGGGGGTGTAGGCTTCCCCCTGATCCGTGTTGACCGTCGCCTTCAGGGCTTCCTCTGACCCGGTGCTCTCGTATTCCGCCTCGGCCGTCAGGTGGCGATGCACGAGCGTCTTCCAGTCAGAGAACGCGGCCGCGACCCCCTTCAGCCAGAACGAGGCCGTGGACGAGCGCGATGCCGTCCCGACGATCAGACCCTCGGGCGTCCAGAGCTGGCCGTCCTTGATCCACTTGCCGGAGCGGTTCATCTCGTGCTTGCCGGGGCCGTGGCCGGGGTCGTGGTGGTAGCGGTGGTTGCAGTGAGGGCAGACCAGAGTGACGCCCTCGGCCGCTTCCATGATGTCCTCGGAGTCGGGCCAGTCCAGCAGCTCGAAGGAGGGCTCGAAGGCGTTGTGGCACTCGACGCAGCGCCAATACCAGCGCCGCCGGTCGCCACGATTATAGAGGGCGAGGATGCCGCGCGTCGGCGGGGCCTCATGCCGGGTCTTGCGCACCCACTTCGGGTTCTCCACCGCGTAGCCGGGCGAGGACTCGGCCGCGCACATGGCGTAGCGCCTGAAGGTCGTCGCGCGCTTCCGGGCAAGGTCGAAGGCGTTGCCCTCGCCGTCCACGTCTTCGGGCATCCGGTCATAGTCCGTCAGCCAGAGGCGCGGGATGGGCTTGCCCGAGAGTTCGTTGATCGTGGGCCACGAGAGCGTCAGGAGCATCCCGGAGCGGTAGTGCTTGTCGAAGGTGTTGTCGGCCGCCTTGCCGGGCACCAGCTTCTCCCCGATGGCGCGGCTATGGCGGTGCAGACGGTCGATCCGGCGCATCGAGAAGTCGCGGGCCGTCACGTTCGAGGTCTGGATCACCATCATGTCGGCCGGGTCGCTGACCGCGCTGTATCCGATCCAGTTGAGCGCCATGTCCGTCTTCCCGCACTGCGCGGGACCGGCGAATACCATGCTGTCATAGAGCAACGATTGCAGCTCGTTCATCGGCTCGACGAGGTAGGGCGTCGTGTCGTTTTCCCACGGGCCGACGTAGGCCCCGGGGTTGTTGATCTGGCGGTATTTCTCGGCCGCCTGCGAAACCGTCAGGCGTTCGGGTGGACGCGCGGCCGCAGCGGAATCCACGATCAGGGATTCCAGCGTATTCATCCCGGCGGGTTTCCCCTTCAGCTCTCGGCGGCCAGCGATCTTCATATCAGTTGCTCGATCTCGTCATCTTCACTTTCAACCCGGGCGATGGTCTCCCCGACCGTCCCGCTCTCACCCACCAGCTCGTCCATCTCTTCGAGCTGCGGCCCGGTGGCGTTCTCGTTCATCTGCTGTATCAGGGCGTCATAGAGTTCCGCCTGAAGCCCGTCCACCAGACTGACGATGATCTCGCGCTGCTCGTCGGAGACCTCGACCCGCCTTTCGAGTGTGTCGATCCAGAGCTGCATGGTGAACTTGATCGTCTGGAAGGTGGAGCCGAGCACGGTCCTGATCTTCTCCGTCCGCCAGAGCTGACCAGCGTTCTCTTCCCACTTCTGCCGCTTCAACAGCGCGTCCCAGATCGTTTGTTGGAGAGCCGGGGGCAGATCGCCCCGCCGCACCGCCCGCATATACTCGGCCGTCGAGAACGCGGGCGTCACGAGGAACGCGGCCGCCGTCGGGAGGTCGTAGAGCACGGTCGTCATCTTGTCGCCCCGGCGGCGCTGGGTCTTGACCGGGCAATTTCCCAGCTTCCGCTTTACCGCCGCCTGCTCCATCCGAAAGACGTGGGCGAGCCACGCCACCGAGACGCCCCGGTTGAGGGGGTCCGCGTAGAGGCCGCCAGTCGCGGGCATCTGCCTCTTGGTCTCGGTCAGGCGGGAAAGCCTTGTGTCCACGTCGTCGTTCATGCCGCCATCCTATTCAATCTCACGCGCACGTGGTCGCTGATTCCGTCTTGTGTCTGCCCGCGAGCGATCAGCGCCGGGAGCATGGTTTCGTCCACGGTCCCCTTCGCCATGATCCGGTGGAGGAAGACCTTCTCTCGCTCTTGCCCCGAGCGGTGCAGGCGCTTCACGAACTGCCGGTAGAGTTCAAGGCTCCACGTCAGGCCATACCAGACCGCGATGTTCGAGCCGAACTGGAAGTTCAAACCATGACCGGCGCTCGCAGGGTGCGTCAAGAGCATCCTGATCTTGCCTGCGTTCCAGTCGCGCATGTCGTTGGGGCTGTCACCGAAGACCCGGCAGTAGGGGAACTTCTTCAGGATTGCCGCCTTGTCGAACTGGAAGGAGTAGGCGACGAGGACAGGCTGACCCATAGCCTCTTCCATGATCGACTCCAAGACCTTCAGCTTTTCGTCGTGGACGAAGACCGATTCCCGGGGGAGCTTTCGATCCGTCTCTTCGTCGAACTTGTCCCCGAGGTAGAGCGATCCGTTCGCGAGCTGAAGCAGCTTGCCGGTCAGGACGCCGTTGTTCACTGCGCGGATGACCTCGGGATCGCCAGCCCGGTTCCGCACGTCGATTGCCATCTCTTCTTCCAGCTCGTGATAGAGCTTCATGGCCTTCTTCGGGAGCTGGACGTAGTGGTCCCTCGGCGTCAGCGGGGGGAGCTTCAGGTAGTCCTCTTCCCGGAGGCTGAAGAACACGTCCTTGATCGCCCCCATGATCTCCTTCTCGGAGTGATCGAAGGGCTCCATGCGCCGGGTCCACGGGTTCTCCCGGAACCACCGCTGCTTGAACTTGGTCATGGACGTGCCGAGGCGCTGCCCCTTGTCCAGCGCGTAGATCGGCCCCCAGAGGTCGATCAGGCCGTTCGGGCTTGGCGTCCCCGATAGCTCGACGAATCGCTTGG